GTGTTTGCCCACTTCCCCCACATCCGTCAAGTGAACTCGGCTCTGCTATTCGTTGTAAAGAACTCGATGGTCACACAAGTGATGACCGTAGAAGAGAAAGACGAGCATTGGTGGCGCTATCGGGAGAGGGTAGCCAAGCTTGCTGCTTCGTACGACAATAATGTTTGGAACCCTACGCAAACGCCTTTATGCGGTTGGTGTCCTGTCAAGACATGTGAATTTAACCCCAAGCACTAGGAGAACAAAATGGCAACAAAACGCAACTACGCACAAGAATACGCAAACTACGACGGCACCGAAAAGGTAAAGAAGAAGCGCGCGCAACGCAACAAAGCAAGACGTATGCTTGAGCGTGAAGGTGTGGTACACAAAGGCGACGGCAAAGACGTTGACCATAAGAAACCGCTAAGCAAGGGTGGCACAACAGTTCGCTCTAATTTAAAAGCCGTACCCGCATCAGCAAACCGCTCATACAAGCGCACGTCAAAGGGGGCAATCAAATAATGGGCATATCAGACGAAGACTATGCAAAGGCTCTTAATGAACACTACCAACAACAAGCACAAGCAATAATAAGGGAACAAGAGAAACAACGAATGATGGGGGCACACACAACCACAGGAGCACTGCATTACCCAGCACAACAAGCAACCATAGGTATTAAACCGTTGCGAGAACAAGACCTAAAGCATGACGCTATGCAAGCGCCGTTAAGTTCGTTGGCTGATATGTGGACAATGCGTTGGGATAACCAGTGGGTCAACGAAACTGAGTTTATGGACGATGACTTTTGGAGGCTTGCATTAATTCGCTTGCTTGGCGCTAACAAATTAGAAAAACATAACTTAGTAAACCAGTATCACGCGGTTTACAGAATCATCACTTAACATGCAGATCATAGAAAACAAAGCGTTGTTATTTAAGACACGCAATCCTGAGAAATACAGCATCATCCCCCGCCACAAGATTGTTAGCGAGAGCAACGGCACATACGAAGTAGCGGTGCACTGGGGGTTAGATGAAGTGCGCGTGCTTCGCAACCTAGGTGTGAAGAACCCCCCATCGCCCATCACCGCCAAGTACAACTGGCCCGGACGCTTCAAACCATTTGTTCACCAAGTCGATACATCATCGTTCTTGACAATGAATCGCAGAGCGTTTGTGTTTAACGACCCCGGAACTGGCAAAACGTTCTCAGCATTATGGGCGGCTGACTATCTGATGAATCTTGGGCAGGTACGTAGGTGTTTGATTCTATGCCCCCTGTCTATCATGCACGACGCATGGATTAGCAGTATAGGCAAGAGCGTCATTCATCGCTCAGTTATCGCGGCTCATCACGTCCAAGCAACACGTCGTATAGAAATGGTGCAAGGTGACTACGAGTTTGTGGTGGTTAACTACGATGGATTGAACCTAATTGCAGAAGAGATTATTAACGATGGTCGCTTTGATTTAGTTATCGTGGACGAAGCAAACGCATACAAGAACGTAAGCACCAAACGTTGGAAGTCGCTCAACAAGATATTAAAGCCTGACACCATGCTTTGGATGATGACTGGCACTCCTGCATCACAGTCGCCTGTCGATGCTTACGGCTTGGCTAAGTTAGTGAATCCTAACGGCGTACCCAAGTTTGCTACTGCATGGCAAGATAAAGTCATGGCTAAAGTCAGCAAGTTCAAGTGGCTACCCAAACCCAATGCGCAACAAGAAGTGTACAACGCGTTGCAACCCGCAATTCGATACACCAAAGAGGAATGTACCGACCTACCGCCTGTGCTTACCGAGACCCGCGAAATACCTTTGACTGCACAACAAGTTAAGTATTACCGCTTGCTCAAAGACAAGATGGTGCTACAAGCCGCAGGCGAAACAATCACAGCAGTAAACGCCGCGGCGGGTGTATCAAAGCTACTTCAAATCTCTGCGGGAGCGGCTTACACAGATGAGAAAGAGGTAGTTGAGTTTGACTGCGCGCCTAGGCTGAACGTGCTACTTGAAGTTCTTGAAGAGACTAGCCGTAAGGTTATTATCTTTGCACCGTTTAGGCACAGCATTGAAACGATTTCTACTTTCTTGCAAAGACACAACGTAGATTGTGAAGTGGTGCATGGCGACGTTGGGGTCAACAAGCGCACAGATATTTTCAAGCGCTTCCAAACTACTGATAAGCCACGCGTTTTAGTAATTCAACCGCAAGCGGCATCACATGGTGTAACATTAACTGCGGCTGATACTGTAATATTCTACGGACCAGTTATGTCTGTAGAGACGTACTTGCAGTGTATTGCACGAGCAGATCGTATTGGGCAAACCAGCACAAACGTAACGGTGATACACTTACAAGGTAGTGAAATAGAAAAACGAATGTTTGCACAACTTGAGAAGCGTGTCGAAGGACATGACCTCTTGTTGAGTCTGTATAGGGAAGAAATTAGTTCTTAGTGAAAACCCTATTTCAGTTGTAACGTCGTCTCTATAGGTGTAAAATATTTTACAAAGGAGCATATAAATGCCAAACGAAGATGAAGTAATACCGCTAGATAAACTAGCGCGTGTGTATCGCAAGATATATACAAAAGTTCAAGAACTGACTCAAGAGTACGAGAGCCAAATCGAAGAGCTTAAAGCCAAACAAGATGAGATCAAGAACGCCATGAAGGACCAAATGATGGCGCTTGGAACTAACTCGGTGCGTACGCCCGAGGGCACAATCATCTTGTCTCAAAAGACTCGCTACTATACAGACGACTGGGATTCATTCAAGACGTTTGTCGTGGAGCATGACGCGTTGGATTTGTTTGAGAAGCGCATAGCGCAGAAGAACATGGCAACGTTCTTGGAAGAGAACCCCGGTGTAGTTCCTGCGGGTTTGAATTCAATGTCTGAGTATGCAGTAACTGTTCGTAAACCAACTAAATGAAGGAAACATCATGGGCGAAATAGCCAAATTTAATCCTGCACAAGTACCCGCCTTTGCTCGCAAAGGTGAATTATCCGATCTTGCCAAAAGCCTTGCAGGTGGCGTAGGCATAAACAGCAAACGCATTTCTATCAAGGGCGGTGTATTCCGCTTGATGGCTGACGGTAAAGAGATTACATCAATCGACGACCGCCACCTTGATGTTGTGATTGTTAATGCAGCACCAAAAATCAGCCGTACATTCTATGCAGGCACATACGAAGAAGGCGTCAACAAAGCGCCTGACTGTTGGTCTGCTGATGGTGAGAAACCTGATGCAAGCGTTGAAGAGCCACAAGCTAGTGACTGCGCATCATGCCCAATGAACGTTAAAGGTTCGGGTCAAGGCGATTCCAAAGCCTGCCGTTTCTCTCAGCGTCTTGCAGTGGTTCTTGCCAACGACATTGGTGGTGATGTAATGCAGTTGACTTTAGCGGCTACATCAATCTTTGGTAAAGAAGAAGGCGACAAGCGCCCACTACAAGCGTACGCACGTTACCTTGCGGCACAGAATGTTAGCCCTGAGATGCTTGTTACACGCTTACGTTTTGATACCAAGGCGGCAGTACCCAAGTTGTTCTTCCAACCAGTGCGTTACTTAGAAGAAGACGAGTATGCAACGGTAATTGAGAAGGGTCAGTCTGTAAGCGCTAAAAACGCAATCACAATGTCTGTATCCAAGCCTGCTGACAAGCCACTACAACTTGAAGGTGCAAAGCCTGCGGCTAAAGCCAAGGTAGCGCAAGTTGAGGTTGAGACTGACGATGTTGACGAGCCTGAGAAACGCAAGCCAGCTACAAAGCCAAACGCTGTTCCGCAGAAAAAAGCCAGTAGCTTAGCCTCTACCGTTGAGGAGTGGGATGATGAATAAGCTGATTCTTGGAGTTGTTTTATCATTAACCGCTCTCTCGGTTTACGCACAATGCAGAACTTCAACAATCATGACGCCTGATGGCAGAATGGTCGTCTGTACAACGTGTTGTGACCAATGGGGTAATTGCAACAGTACTTGTTTTTAAGGACGGGGGCGCAAGCCCCCAAACAAACATGGCTTATTCAGAAGAAATCAAACAAGCAACAAAACAAGCGCCTAAGTCTTTGGGAAACCAACTTGGGCGGTGGGCTATTCATCTAGACTTCCCAGTCATTGAGATAGCCAAATTTACAGGCGCAACAAGGCAAACGGTATACAACTGGTTTAAGGGTAGCGAAGTAACGCCCTCATACAGAAATAGCGTAAGTTCTTTGTTGAACATTTTATCCACAAGTCATTCAGCAGAAGAGGCACTCAGAAAATGCATACGCAAATAAACCCTACGTCACTATCTAAAACCGAATGGCACTTAACTAAACGTATCAAATAACTCAAGGGGTATCACATGGCGTCGCAGGAATTCCTAGCGACTGTGCTACCGTCTTCGGGTCTGTATTGCACCGTTGAAATAAGCACAGCAAAAAGAGAGCACGTGTTTGTCGACACAATCGACGAACTGTATAGTGCTGCCATGGCGTTTGACGCAAAGGGATACAACGCATTTTTCGCGCTTGCATCGTTTAGTGCCAAAGAACGTAAGGCAGAATCGGCAGTAAAAATTAAGTCGCTGTTTTTGGATATTGATTGCGGAGAAGGAAAAGAGTATCCCAACAAAGCTGAGGCAGCTAAGGCATTAGATTCATTTATAACAGAAAGCGGACTTGCTTCGCTAGGCTCTCCTTGGATTGTTTCAAGCGGGGGTGGGCTACATGTCTATTGGCCTTTCACCGAAGAAGTAACCATTGAAGCTTGGAAACCTGTTGCAGAGAACCTCAAACGGCTTTGCAGAAAGCAGGGCTTTAAGATTGATGCCGCAGTTACGGGCGATGCGGCTAGGGTGCTACGGGTGCCTGATACGCACAACTACAAACAAGAGAAGCCACGCAAGGTAACGATCAAGCATAAAGGCGACGTGTTTGATTTTGAGACGCTTTCTACGACCCTGAGAGACCTAATCGGGCAGTCGGCATACGAAACCATAGCGCCTTTGCAAATCCCCGGCAAACGCCCCAAAGCCCCTCCAACAGCCAATAGCGTAAAGCTAATAGAGAACAGCATTACATTCTTTAAAACTATCGGCGATAAGTGCGGGCAGATCAATTATTACCGTGAGAACGCTACCAAAGACGGCATGGAACCCCTGTGGCGTGGCATCCTCAGCATAGCTAAATATTGCGACGATGGAGAAGAGGCAGGCTTGGCAATCTCAGCCATGCACCCTTACGAGATCGACCGCCATATGGAGAAGTGGAACGCTATCAAGGGTCCGTATGGGTGTCTTAAGTTTGACGAAGCTAACCCCGGCATCTGCGAGAAGTGCCCACACTTTAGCAAGATTACCAACCCACTAGCCCTAGGCAGAGAAATTAAGGTTGATAACGCTCCCAAGGAAGTCGTTGTGGAGAAGGCTGAAGATACACCAGAAGCTGAGGCAAAAACCATAACCCGCCCCACACCGCCCAAGAATTTCAGCTACGGCGCTAACGGTGGTGTCTTTATGGACAAGCTACTGGACGACGAGGACGGCAAGAAATCGCGCAAACAAGTCATGCTACTACCTTACGATCTGTTTGCGGTGGACATTCTTAACAACGAGGGCGATCACTTGGTGCATATGATTGCTATGCGCCCCGAAGGAGCTATTGATATATTGCTTCCTCAGAAATCTGTTGTCAGTAAAGATGAAACGGTTAAGGCTTTGGCTAATCAGAACATCATCGCCTCGTATGGTTCAGGTAACGACAAGAATCTGTTTGAGTATGTGCGTGGTTGCGTAGAGTTTGTAAGCGCCAACAAGCGTGCAATCAAGGTGCCCACTAACTGCGGGTGGCAAGAAGACAAGTCGTTTGTATACAACAGCACCGTGTACTATCAAGGCGGCAAGGAAGTGTATGTACCGACCCCTGCTTTGGACAACATCAACAAGGCGACCAAGCCAACCGGCACCGTAGAGAACTGGCGCAAGGTCTTCAACATGCTGATTGCTAAAGAAGAGTGGCAATTGTTAGCCATGGCGCTTGTCGGGCCGGCATCCTTGCTTATGGACTTTACCAAGTTCAACGGTTGCGTTTACCACCTAGGTTCTTCGGAATCCGGCACAGGTAAGTCGTTGACCCTTGAGTTAGCGGCTAGTTTCTTCGGGCACCCTGAGCGCTACCGTGTAACCCAAAGCACATCTATCGTTGCGTCGCAACAACGCCAAGGTTTGCTCAACAGTCTGCCGTTCATTATTGACGAGACCACCAGTAAGAGCCGTGACGACTTCGAGTGGCTACCTGAGTTCCTGCTTGACTTAACGCAGGGTAAAGGCAAAGACCGCATGAAGCAAGGCACCAACGAGGAGCGTATCAATAACTCTACTTGGCAACTGCTTGTGCTTCTCTCATCCAACACCCACGTCATGGACTACCTGTCAGGCGCGCGTAAGCATGCGTCTCAGGGCGAGATGTTCCGTCTGCTTGAGTTAAAGATGAACCGCAAGCTAAGGTGGGCGCCTGATGAAGCCAAAACTTTGGGTCTTCTCAAGGACAACTACGGCGTGGTTGGTCGGGAACTAATCAAGTGGCTTGTGGCTAATCGTGAAACCGCTAGAAAGCTTTACCTTGAGGTGCATGAGCGCGTAAAGGAAGAGTTCCAAGCTAACGACGATGAGCGCTATTGGACTGCGGGTAACGCTTGTATCATCACCATGATTCAGTTACTCGGTAAAAAGCATGCCAACCTGATTGACATACCGATTGGTCCGATTGTTGATGTATTAAAAGGTATGGTAGTAAGCGCCCGTTCCACAATATATGGTAGTCAAAGAAGTGCCGAAGACATTCTTAACGCTTACACCCGTGAGCACTACGGCAAATTTGTGGTTGTCAAAATGGTGGATGGTACGTTAAAAGCTACCCTTGGCGACGATGGTAAGATTGACCAATCTATTACTCGAACTAATGTAGCCGGTCGAGTTGAGCATGGGTTTACGCCGGGGCACGTCAACTACTACATTGAGATTCAACTAATCAAGGCGCACTGCGTAGCTATGAGTTATGGCTACTCGGACTTCAAAGAGCAGCTTGAGAAACTACCAAACTTTAAGGTAGATACATGTAAACCAAACATGCTGTCTAGAACGCGTGGTCCGGAAATGCGTGTCAATGCTTTAAGAATATGTCGCCCAATTACAGAAGACGATGAGGAAAATTAAGGTGCATTACCCTTGGGTTAACACCCCCGTCAAGGGGGCTTTTTTTGTGCCAACGCTAAAGCTAGCAGAGACTAGAGAAGAAGGGCTCAAAGCCGCCATACATAGCGGCATCATTGGCAAAGCCGAGTTTGGTGTACAAAACGGCAAGATCGGGGTGCTATTTAAGAGGGTTTAGACTTATTAAGCGCCTCAGCCATCTTGATTCTAATTGCGCGTAACTGCTTGATTTTCTCAGCTTTCTCGTCAGCGCTCATGCGCTTGTCTTCACGAACCGCTTTTTCAGCGGCAGCTAGCTGACCCATCTCTCTAGTAAACGCACCGGCGGCTTGCTCAATCATCAACTCGTTGCTGTATTTACGTACAAAGGCTTCGATCTCTTCTTTGTTGCCCTTGGCGGCAATCTGCTTTAGCGTATTAGAAGCTTGTTGCGCGCGCTCTGCGGTCTCGTAGGCTGCGTTAATTACCCCGCTTGCATCGTTAGGTTGAAAGAAACCGCCAACAATTGGGTACTGGCTAGGCATTTTGGTGGGTGAAGCCACGTCTGTTGTTGGTGCAAGCACAGGATTTAAGGCGCTAGTAAGCGCAAGCGTTAGGCCACCGCCGTATGCCTTGGCTAAGTAATCAAGCATCACAGGCGATAGCAGTTCTTTATCAAGGCTAGATACCCACTTGGCTAATTCAGTTGTTTGTGGGCGCTCTCTGTAGCCGGGCAGCATTCTTTTCTCTTTTGCGGACTCAATATCTTGACCGGTAAAGAACGAGAAATTAGCAGTTGCTTCGATTGCTGGCTTGATTGCCTGCGGTAAACCAATTGGGTTACTGTTAGAAGCGGCTTGCTTGAAGAACTTAAGTACGTTCTTAGCTTCTTCGTCATTAAACATCATGTTAAATACTGCTTCGGGTAAACCCTTAAACACGTATCCAAATTCAAACGGTGTTGGGACTCTGATCGGTTCGTCAAGGAACGGCACCCTGATAAACCAACTGTTGTACTTAACAAACGGATCAGCATTTTTATATGCCTCGTCGTCTTGCATAGCTGCAGCGTACATCATGGTAAACAACGCCAAGTACGTACCGCGCTTAAACATCTTCATACGCAAATCTTTTTGTCCGCCTAGGTTGCTAGTTCCCTTAAACGACTTGGCAAACATAGTCAAACCTTGAACCTGTGTGTTCATGAACGGTACCAAAGTAGACATCCAATACACGCTTGGCGATAAACCACGCTTATTTACGTTTAGCGACTCTAAAACAGCTAGCTTAGCCCGCATAGGCGTCATGCCTTGTTTTAGGTATGCGTTGTACATAGCTACACGGGTAGCCGCATCACCCTTCATAGCGGCCCGATCTAATTTAGCTAGCAACATTTGCCAACCCGTTTTACCACTGGTAATCTGCAACATGATTCTGCTCATGTCCTCTGGCATACCGGTAAACAGTTGACCGCCCACTAAACCAGCTCGTTGTAGTTCTTTCTCAGTCTGGTTCTTGTTAGCCCACATGCTGCCAAGTTCTTTGGTAGCGTCAATTACAGGCTTAGCATTTGCGCCTGAGTAAAGCCACATTGCCGTAGAGTCTTTAATGATCTGCCGCACAGAATACGCAGGATCTCTAGTAATCATGGTGCGCAGCCAACGGCTTGGCAAACCTAAAATCTTAACTGCCACAGGTATCTGCAGCTTAATACCGTCAAGCCCTTTAATTAACAGGTCAGCAGGTATATCTTCAAAAGGTGTATCTTTGGTATTCAAGCGCCAAGCCGCATCCACACCGTCTATTTTTGCCCTAATAATGTCTGTGCCAGTTAGCTTGGGGCTAACACGTGTGGCAATTTTAGTCTGCCCTGTGCCAATCTTCTCAAGTTGTTGGGCTAATTGACCTGTGGCTAAGTTACGTAAAGCTAAATCAACCAATACAGCTGTATTTTGAAACGCGCTTTCTTCAAAGTTGACCAACATCTCTTTGCCGCCAACCAACTCATCTAGGTAAGGCTGATCTGTTAAACGCCCTACATTTATAACTTGCTCGCCTGAGATAACTAGTTGCGCAATACCGTCACGCACCCTGTAAAAAGGCACGTAATCGTTGTATTTAGTTAATCGAGCACCTTCTTCTTTAGAAATAGCGCCTGTCTGAACTGCAAAATTAATTAAATCTTTGTTGTACTCAGCATAAACTTTAGCCGCTTCTTCAAATATAGGTTTAGCGCCGGCTTGTTCAATATTAGCAACAACGTCTTTTAATTCTTTTTCTGTTATCCGTAAGTCTGAAGCTAGCGTTTTTAACCCAACACGCTTAGCACGTATAGCTACTAAATACAAACCAAACAAATTATTAATGGCCTGCGCATTACCAAGCATTTTTGCTCGTTGCAATATATTGCCAACCTTAATTAAGTTAGCGCCATCTTTTTTACCAAGCACTTCCATTTCACCAGCGGCATTCTTAGTTAGCTGTGGTACGCCATCAGTAGCAGATTGAGCCGTCAAATTTAAACGCTGATCTGTTTGACGTAAGTACATAGTAGTTTGCAAAGCTGACACAGAGTCAATCATGCCTGCGCTCTCGGCTTTTTCTATAATCTTTGTGGCAGGCGCTAAGCGGTCAATAAACTGTGTGTAACCAGGCAAGCCAAGCACGTTTGCAAAAATGCCATCTTTAACTGATTTTTTCTGCGCAAACAGTTTGTTAATAACATCAATCGACTTCTGTTCTACTTCACGGCTGTAACTTGTAGGGGCCAAGAAAGCTGTTTTGCCGTCAGGAGTTCTGTATGCTCCGAGCCTGCCACCCTCATATTGCTTTTTAGCTTCGCGGATTAAATTAAATATTTCCTGCGTTGTTTTGCTAGGCATGTTGTCAAAGCCAGCGCCCGTAAAGAACTTGCGCACGGCGTTAACAATCATCTTAATAAAGTCTTTTAAAGCTGAGCTTGCTTTGCTAGGTAACGGACGTTCTGCGGTGTGTGCTACCATTTCACGAGTAACAAGCATGCGCATTGCTTCTTCAGACATGTTAGTGCCTTTAGCTGCGGCAAAAGCTTCAGTTACATCATCATATACACCTAGTTCAGTAGCTAATTTAAGTACGCCTTCTTCTCCATCGGCAAACACTTTTTTAACAAGCGCCTTCATGCCCGCCGGGCCAAGTAAAGTATCTACTGCGTAGTGTCCAATAAGCTCGTGCTCAATGGTTTCTTGCAGGTCATTTAGGTCCGTGTGCGCGTCACCAATAACTACTACTGTGCCATCAGGCATTACGCCACCACGAACTTTAGTCAAGTCTTTGCCAGCGGCAACCGCATCGTTTATAAATTGTTGCGGTGCATCAGAAATGTTTTTAGCGTATATAAAGTTAACGCCTGTAGCTAACGTTACTTTTTTACTACTTGTTTCTTCAATAGTTTTTTCAGCTTGTTGTGTATTTAAACCAACTGCTTGAAGTGCTTTTTTGTACGCTTGAGCAACAGTTGCACTATATTCAACAGAATCGTCTATATATAAAGCAGAATGTGCTTTGTGCCATTCATTACCTATTTGGCCTCTGTCAGTAGCCATCATGTATTCAATATATTCTTTAAAATCTTCGTAATTTTCTTTTTTAGCGTACTCTACAAAGTTTTCATGAATTATTGATTTGTCTTTGTTGTAAAGTTTTCTTAATGCTTCAAATATTTCGTTGTTAAAAGTTTCATCAAAAACAGATGCTTTATCTACGCCTTTTTCAAATTTGTCTTTGTTGTAAATAGCTTTGTACGTATTTTCAAATAACGTAAGCACCCCACCTGTAACTTTGTCCGCACTATGCTCAAGATCGCCCATAGCATCAGGCCAATGGGTACCGTATTTTTTATAAAAGTTATCACTAAAATCAGAAGTATCGTCAATGCCAAGAGATAAGCCACTCAAAGCATTTTGAACAATCATTTTTCTAAAGTCAGCATTAACATCGGCTAATTTAGGTATTTTTATTGGCAGACTAAACGCGCCTAAAGCAGTGGTTACAGCACGCCTTGTTGGGTCAAACCCTTGCTTTTTAATTAAGTCATTAATAAACGAGTCTGCAACAAACATATCAATGCCGCCCGATTTGCCGGGTTTGTCACGGAACATTGTTCTGTTAATTGTTTCTTTATCGTCAAATTCAGCTTCAACTTGTCCTTGAGAATAAAATTCGTCTAACGCTTTGTTGTATAGCGTTGTTTTGTTAAGAGCAACGTATTTATCAAAAGCTTCACCTTGTAACCCAAGTTCTTTGGCCTTTTTCTTAGCCACAGTTTCAGCAGCACGAGCAAAACTATTGGTTCCTGTACGAAGCGCATGCTTATGTACAGCTTTTTCAGGATTATTACCAATACGTAAAAGATCTTTTTCTGCATTAAGTAAAACTTGTAGTTCTCTAGCTGCTTCACGCGCAGCGTTTGCATTTGTTGTGTTTCCAAGTTTAGCGGCAACTACAGCTTGCGCATTAAAGTCTTTTATAGTGTCTTCTAGCTCTTGCAAAGACATTCTGTTTTCAGATGTGCTTTCTTTGATTTCTTTACGAGCTTTGTAGCTAAGCACAAAATCAACTGCGTTTTCAATAGACTCAAGATTAATATCACGCAAAGCTCTTTCGCCACGGGCATTCAAACGCCCTATCATTTGCTTAATAACTTCTTTCTTCTTTTCTAGCTCATCAATAAGCTCTTTAGGCGCTTTAAGTTTGTTTTGCTCGTAAATTTGATCTTGATATTCGTTTTTCTTAGCATTAAGCGTCTGCGACATGATCATCATAGCTTGCGTTTTATCCGCAGCCTGCTCTGCTTCAGACTTTAATTTGGTTTCGGTTGGGGTAATTGCTAATTTCTGCACAGCAGAAACAGCTAATTTCATTTTGTCTTTTGTTTTTTGTAAATCTTCATAAGCTTTAGTTAACGCTTTTTCTTGTTGCGCACCTAATTTTTTTGGTGTACCGTTTTTACTAACAGCTATTTCAATTGCTGGTGCTTTTTCTTTTGGCCCAAGCTCTTTAATAATAGTTGCAAGATCAACAAAAGGCGTTAGTTCTTTAACTTTTTTAGCGGTTTTAGGTATTACTCCCGTTTCGCTTGCTAGTTTTTGTGCTTCAAGACGCGCAATCTTGTCTTCAAGCAAAGTAATCTGCATTTGATCTGCCGCAAAAGCAGCGCCAGCAGCACGTTGTTTTTGTAACGTTTCTAAAGTTTTAGCGTTAACTTTTGTACTAGATTTAACTGTGTATGTAATTCCGTTGTACACAACACGATACTGTTTAGTTTGGCTTACTATTTGTGCATTAGCTTGCGCGGCCGCTTTAACACGTTCCGCAATAGTTTTATCAAGTAGCGCACGCTCATCTCTAAAATTTTTACCTTCTGCAGAAATACTTTGCTTTTGTTCTTTTGTAGGTTGCTTAAACTGTTTAAGTAAATCATTAAGTTTTTTTCTAGCTTCTACAACAGTTTCATCAGCGTTTACAGCAGCGCGTACTTTGTCTAAATCTAAAGCAGATTCAATACTCTTAATAGTTTCGTCTGAATAGCTAAAAAGTTGCGTTGCCGCTTTTTTAGCTTCGAGTGTGTCTTCACGTTCTTTTTTAGTAGCGGGCAGCTCGTTAAATTCTTTAGCTTGTAAAACTTTTAACTTGGCATCGTACTCTTCCATTTTAGCTTGAGCCGCAGTGCGCATTTTTAACGCATGCAAATGCCGTTCAGGAGCAGTTTTAATAGACTCTAAAACCGCTTTATGGTGCGCATAACGAGCCATTAATACTTCTTCTAGCTCAGACGAAGCGTTAGTAAGTAATGTTTCGTAAACGCTTTTTGGTTTTAGCTTTTTATCTTTACGGCTAACGTACGCTTTATCTTCTTTTACGTATACTTTTACGCCTATTATGTTTTCAATATCTTTTATGCGGTCTATAAATTTTTTACGAATATCAAAATACTGTTGTTTACGCTGCTGTTGTTCTTCTGTACGAACGCTTGTACCTCGAATAAATCCAGGAATATTTGCAAATCTATAGTCTGCATTTAACTGACTAAGCTCACTAGCTATTTCATTAAGTAAACGTACATAGCCAGCAAATGTATCTGTAAGTTCGTTTTCTTCTTTAGCGTTCTGTGCAGCTTGTTGTAGCGTTTTAACTTGCTCTGCTATAGTGCCATCAGGAGCATAGTAAAAATAAGGGTCTTTGGCATATTGAGATGCCGGACGACGAAGCGCCGAAGCAAGCGTTGCACGCCCCATGCCACTAGGTTTAGCAAACTGAGTAAGCCATTCTTCGGTTTCTTTTAAGCGTTTATTAAGTTCTGCTAAA